ATACCATACATTAAACCTAGTCCAATGGTTTTAGCTTGTGATCTTTCAATACCAACTAAATCAGCAACCGTTTGGTGAAAGTCTGCTGTTGCGTTCTCATATGCTTTAACCAGTTCTTGTGATCCTTCATAACCCTCGCCAATAGATGCTGCGTAATGCACAACCATTCTTGGTTCCTGTTGTGAATAGTCAAATGATCCCCACTTATAGCCTTCTTCCGGTAAGAATAAACCTCTTATCATAGGACCAAATTCTTTATTACGTGCAGGTAATTGCTGTAAGTTAGGGTTAGACATTGAAATACGACCAGATACAGTTCCACCTTGATCAGATCTTAATTGATTAATCTCAGCATGAATTCTACCTTTATGATTATATTTCATAATAGAATTTAAAAATGTACTGTGAAATTTGTTTATCTCTCTTGCCTGTACAATAAGCTTTGATATCTTATGAGGAGAATTAATTAACCAATTTTGTGTAAATGAAGGTTCACCTGTCTTTTCCGTCCTTGGATAAGTTATATGTAGTTTATCGAATGCATCGGCGATATTTCTTGCTGCCCAGATATCTACATCTTTACCTATTAATTTTTTTATTTCTGATAGCACTACCTTTTCTCTGGCTACAAATTCTCTTGCTAATATTTCTGCTTTACCAACATCAACACGAACACCACGCTGACGCATTTGTATTAAAATTGGAAGTAAGTCGGATTCCATCTCCCAAGTTGTAATTAAATTTTGTTTGTGTAATTCATGTTTAAACACTTGCCATAGTCGGTACGTGATCCGTGCATCTTGTTCTGCGTAAAATCCAACATGTTCAGCAGGTAGCTTCCACATTTCTGCTTTAGGATCGACACCATGATCTTTGGCTGCTTCAATCAAATCTGTTTCAGCTTTCATCTCGCCAATATATTCTTTAGCTAAATTATTTAATGCGAATGAATATCTACTCTCATCAATCAGTGCTGCTGCAACCATTGTATCTACAATAGGGCCATTAACTTTAATTCCCATAGCACCCAACCAACCAATATCATATTGAGCATTGTGAAATATTTTTGTGTTAGGTAATGCACACACATCCTTCATGTACTTAATGACTTGTGGCTCGATCATGTTTCCACCACCTAAATGTTTAAATGGATAATAAGCTTGCCAACCATCTACAGCTACAGCAAAGCCAATCACATAACCTTTATTCATTGCCCAACCTGCGCCAAGACCTTCGTTAATTCCATCGTCTCTTGTTTCCAAGTCGATTGCTATTTCAGGATAGCCGGATAAATCTTTATACTCGTTTGGACAAGACCAAATACTTTTTTTAAATGTCATTGATAATTGTAAACTAGTCATTGTAATCCCTTTCTAAGATCATTTCTAAATAATGAATTGCTTTTAAGATATCTTCTTTTTTACCTTTTAGTCTATGTCTACAAATATATTTAATTGCATTACCTTCAGCAAAAGGTAAATTGTTTTCATTTATAAATATTGATGGCTGTATCTTCATTAATTTATAATGCTTACCACCTACTTGTTTAAAAAATGTTTTATTGGTCATTTTCTTTTAAATAAACTAAATAATCTTTACCGATTGGATAATTATACTTATAATCAGTTGATAGCAAGTGAATTGTATCTTTAGCTCTAGTCACCCCTGTGTAGTAAACTCTACTCTCATCTGACTTCTCTGATTTGTTTTTGTTATTAAAATCTGACAACCAATTAGCTTTAGAATATATTAGTACATTGTTTGCTTCTCCACCCTTTACAGAGTGTATAGTATCTATTAGAATATTAGGCTCATTATTTAAAGCATCTTGTCCATATCTTTTTAGTAATCTAATAAAGTATATTGTTTGTCTTGGACTAAAATTACGTTTTAAAACCCACCACCAAGCTTTCTTTTGATAGTCATCTGTCATATCCAACCCAGCCCATTCTCTTAATTCATTAAAATCAAATTCTTGGTAATCTGGTATGTTTAGCCAAAATTTTTGTGTTCTATAATCAGAATCCTTTATTTCCCTAATATATTTGTACAGTATTTCTGCCGCTTTTTTACCAATCTTTCTGCCATTATTTATAGCAGTCCACGCTTTTATGGCTTCCCACTGTTTTTCATCAAATGATTTGTTACCTTTGTTATCCTTATAATATAGCCCCGCATCCTTCGCAGCAGCCCTTAATTCGTTGACTGTTGAGTGTATACGTCCCAGGACATACCAAGTACCGTTAAGCTCGTTAAAAGGCACTTCTTTGAAGCTTAAATAGCGTTTTACAGAGTTGTTTTTGCTATTATTGTGAGTATATAGCTTATCTTCACTATCTATTATGCCCCTTCTTATAATTTGAGCAAAGTTATACACCGCTTCCCCAAATCTTTGAGTCTTACGTAATACAACCTTTCGACCTGGAAAGTATGTTGTAAAGTACTTTGGATCTGCACCATTCCATCTATAGATAGCTTGATCATCATCTCCTGCTAAATAAATACGTTTAACATTGTCACACATTTTATAAATAACTGACCATTGTAATGGAGTAAAATCCTGTGCTTCATCTAATATTAATATTTCTAATGGTGGAAACTCTACTTCATCAATGGCACGACCTATCATATCCGTGAAGTCTATAAAAGAATTCTCTCCACCTGATCTTTTGTAATGTTCGTATGTATCTATTTTTCTAAGAAAAACATTAAGTTGTTCTTTTTTATAAGTTTCTTTCTTATAAATTTTAACTGGATCTTCCATCATATTTCTTGCCTTGTCATAAATAGCAAGCGACCAATCCTTATAAGTAAAGTTGTCATCATCAACCCTACTATCACTTGTTCTTATAATTTTATTTTGTAATGCAAAATCAAGCATACAATCTTTAGTGTCAAATACTTCTTCTTGAAAATATCTTCTGCAATAAGAATGTAATGTTTTAAATCTATTGAAGTCTTTTACAGTGTATTTTGGAAATGCTGATAAAGCTCTATCTCTTGCTGTGTTTACAGCTTTATTTGTAAATGAAATAAAAGCAATATTGTTTGGATCAATATTTCTTCGTAAAGCTCCTTTAAGAACTCGTTCAATTAAATTGTGCGTCTTACCTGTTCCTGGTGGACCAAATATTTTAATTGTTTTCTTGTATAGAGCCTTCTGCTTTTGGAGCTCTAAATTTGTTGTGATACTCATCATCCATCTCACTTATTGTTTTTTTATTTGAACCGTTTGATTTTACTTCTTTACCTTTTTCAAAATCAGGCATGTCTACATACCAAACATTTTTAACACCTTGAAAAAAGTCGTGCCTCTTACAACCTAAAAAATTTAAAGCTTCTACTGTAGAACTAAACAAGTGAGAAGCATTTCTTTTAATCCATGAATCTAATGTAGACCTTTTAAAGTAAACTAATGTAGAATCAGATTTTCTAATTGTATAACCATGATCCATTTTAGAAAAGTCATCAAGTTCCCAAGTCTTCTCAAAGAAATCTTTTAAAGCCACATGTCTAATTTCTTCTCTAGTGTCTTTGTTATTGAAATCTTTACTCTCTTCAGCTTTGTTTACTAAAGCTTCCATCAGTAATTCAAATAATGGTGGACCCTTTTTAGATTTAGGTAATGTTCTCCAAAATATTTTGTGTTTAATTAATTTTGTTCTCCAAGTCTTTTCATCTTTCATATCTTCAGGAAGAACAACTATATGCGTACCTTTGTAATCAAACTCATAATAAGTTGTTTTAGTATCTTGAGAATAAGTAACATTTTCAAACTCATTAAATATGTCTGGAGTCTGCGCCATGATACCAAGTCTTCTTGTCTTACATAATTCTTTATTACAAATGCTTTCTATAAAACCATATTTAGGTGGACACATGTATTCATATCCTTTTTTAAAAACAGATTCTGCTGTGCCATCACTTTCATTTCTTAACAATGGACCATCTTTGTGTTTAGCAAAAGCAAGTCTTTGTCTTTCCCACGCAACTTCTTTTAATTGTTTTAATGTTAACGTTCCTTCTGATTTTTTCATTTCAAGAACGCAAATATTAAACAACATATTGTTTCTGTCTCCTGTCCAACCATCATGTAATACTTTCTGCATACAAGGTGGGTACTCTCTATAAAAAGGTTCTGGCTCGTATTCTGTTATTTTAAATTTAAAAAAATCTTCTGGTGAAATTGTTTTTGATTCTGCTATTTCTAAAAATCTTCCTAATATAACTGCGTTGTTATCATCATCATAAGCATACTCTACTGCTGCTTCCCATTTATAATAAGGCATACCTACTGCTTTGTTACATGGAAAAACTTCTTTAGATAAAAAATACTCTTTGTTTATTTCTTGTAATTTTTCTACAACCTTACCCTTCTCTGCCCAATCAGATAAAAATAAAAATAAATGTAATCCACCCGATTTAGATTTTACAGGTACAAGTGGAAGCTTATGATTCTTAATAATCTCTACGTATTTCTTTTCTGAATAATCTTTATAGTCTGCAGGATCTATATCTATGCAGCCCCATTTACATTTCTCATTAAATTCTGGTCTAATACCAATAATCTGTTTTCCATCAAGATGATTTTGCCATAGGTCCGTAGTCACTGGCTCGTCAATCGTGACATACTTAGCTGACTTCTTACTACGTTCATTAAGGTCACCTATGATAGTGACCTTAATGTATTTCGTTAAGTCACCAGCGAATAGATCTAGTAACTTTTTTGCA